AAAAAGTGGTAGAGCACACGTTTACATGTTTATGAAACAGTTTACGAGTGCAGAAGAAGTACAATTAGTTATGAAAAAGTTTGCAGGTAAACTGGGTCTTGCAAATATTTTAGACAGAGTTTATCCAATGCAGACTTCACTAGCAGATAAAAAAGATGGTTCCTGGCTTAACATGCCATACTTTAACCACGAGGAAGGAAGCACTTATGCATACACAGATGATTTTGAAGACGCAACAATTGAACAGTTTTTTGAAATGTATGACCAGTATGCGCAAACAGATTTAATAGATTACTTACAAGAAGAAGTTCCAGAAGCTATTAAGAAAATAAAAAAACCAAAAGAAAAAACATTAGAAGATTTCTTTTTACCATGCACAAAAAATTGTTTGAAAATAAATGACGGTAAGATTCCAAACGAAAATAGAAACGACTATCTCTTACACATGTATACCTGGTCTATGCGAGCAATAGAAAAAGGTGTTAATAAAATAGAAGCATATAGTAAGATGGATGCAAAGACTTTGCTAAAACATTTTAACCAAGAGTATATGGCGAGGCCCTTAGAAGAGAAAGAGATAGATAATACAGTATTAAAATCAACAGACAGAGAATATAAGTATTTATGTAAGCGGACACAAATAAAAAAACATTGTGATGCATCTGCATGTGTTAGACATTTATGTGGAATAAGCCCAGAGCAAGCCGCAGATTTAGTTGAAGCTGAACAGGCTGTTGGTGATATTACAGAATATACAAGTAAGCCTCCGATATTTTATGAATCAGTTGATGTAAAAAACAGAACAGGTGATGGCTTTGTAAGAATAAAAGTAGAGATGCAAGGTTCCGATTTAATAGATAAACAAAAATGGGTAAACATATTAGCGAACGCAGGAAATTTTCCACACCCAGCAGTATTAAAAATGAAACCAATTGACTTTCAAGCTTTTCAATATGCTCGACTTGAAAAAAGAGTTTATGAAGAAGCAGACGAAGAAGCAAGTGACCTGTATGAATTTAAAATAATGGTTTACAACTTTGTTAGAAAAGCAACTGTGTCTTTTGATAAGAGTGTCTTACTAGATAATGGTTGCTATGTAGATCAAAAAACTCATGACTTACATTTTAAATTAGGAAGATTAGTTGAATATTTTAGATCTCAAAAAGACAATACTTCAATTAAAAAAATATGTTTTAATTTAAGACACATAATGAAAGCTAAAAAGAACAATGGTAAAGTTTATAATCCAGCAAGTAAAAAAGAAGTATCTTGTCCAACCTGGCAGTTTGTTTCAGATCCAAACGAATACCACGTGTTAGGAGATAATTCTAAACCAACAAATCAAATAACTCATGAAGAAAATTAGAATAGCAGGCCCACCAGGTACAGGTAAAACAACAAAGTTAGTTGAGATATACTATAATCATTTAGTAGAAAACTATTCTCCAACAGACATAATAGTTATATCTCATACCAATACAGCAGCAGATCATATTAGAGGAAAGATATATGCCGATGAAAGTATTGACGCCTTTCAAAAGAAAACAGGACACGAGATTTTTCACAGAGTTAAACAATCAAAAGCATCTTTGGAAGAGAACGTAACTACGGTACATAAGTTTTGTAAAAACCGGGTAAGAGGAAAAGCGTTTTTAATTGAAGACTATGATATTCTAAAAGCTCAGTATCCAATGTTTGACAAGTACACATCAAACAAAAAATTTAATAGTGTGCAGGGTTTGTTTGCAATACATCCTTTCTTTAGGTTTATGAGTTTTGCAAGAGACAATGGTAGAGATGTATTAAAATATTATAGAAGCTTAACTTTTGAAGAAAAAGAAGACTATCAATATGAACCCGAAGAATTTATTGAAATGGAAAAAAATTATATTAAATTTAAAACAAACGAAAAAGTAAATCTACGGACTCCTAAGATACTTGACTTTCAAGATATGGTTGAAGACTTTTATAATAATTCAGAAGAGTCAGAAAAACTATGTAAAGATATAAAAGTATTAATAGTAGATGAAGCACAAGACTCAAGTGTTATACAAAGAAAAGCTGAAGAAGTAATGTCAAAGAATGTAGATTACTTTTACAAAGCAGGGGATCCGGACCAAGCTATATTTGAGTTTGCAGGAGCTGATCCCGATTCATTTCACAGAGAGTTTGCAGATCCAGAAATAGAACTAGAGCAGGGTTACAGGTGCCCAAGAGTTGTTAATGAGTATTGTAAAAAAATAATACAGGATATTTGGAAAGAGTACGAGTACACTAGAACATGGAAACCTAGAGAAGAAAACGGTCAAATTGTAGAGGGTGAAATATTTAATTTATCTAGTTTAACGCAAGACCCTTTTGCGTCTGAACTTAGAAATAGAATAATAAATACTAAGGAAGATTTTATATTTACTTATAGAGGTGGAGAACCTAGAGAAATAATAAATTACTTAATGTTAATTGGTATGCCAGTGAAAATACCTAACAAAGAAAAAAGTAAATTTAAATTTAAGTACCCAACTAACGAAGTCAAAAATCAAAGAGAATTCTTAAGTTTTTTAAGAGGTGAACACAAATCTTTAACTAAAATTAAAGCAATGTTTAAAGGCATACACCCACAATATCAGTTAAAAACAATTGAACAATTAGAAGCTGCAGACAGTGGTAGCTATGATATTAATTGGTTAGTCGACAAAGGGTTTGTCGTCCCTGGTATAAAAGACATAAATGATTTTCAAATGATTAGTAAAGTACCAACAATTCAAATGAAAAATTATATAAGAGATATTGTAAAGAACAATAGAGACTTAGAAGATAAAAGAGTGTTTTTAGAAAACATACATACAATTAAAGGTAAAGAATTTGATAACGTAGTATTTGATTTTAAATTAACAAGACAAGAAAATCCGTTTTCAAAAAAAAGAATGAAGTTTGTTGCATGTTCACGTGCAAGAAAAACTTTATGGTTATTAAAAAGTACAACTAACTTAACATTTGCAGGAAAGGAGGACATACAATGAGTAAAGTTTGGGACAAGCAGCATGGTGGGAGTCACTACCAAAAATATAAAATTCAACCCAGTAAGTTTGTAGTAGAGAATGAATTGCTATATCCGGAGGGATGTGCTATAAAATACATCATAAGACATAGGGACAAAGGTAAGAAACAAGATTTGTTGAAAGCAATACATTTTATAGAAATGATTATGGAGAGAGATTACAAATGATACCGGAGTTGACGGACTTAGACATAAGAGATGGAGATGTCGTTGCTGTCGACTTAGAGACACACGATCCAGACCTCAAGACTCACGGATCAGGGGCCATCGTAGGTAAAGGTAAAGTATGTGGTATCGCTGTTGCTTATAGGGATGAAAAATATTATTTTCCAATCGCTCACTTATACTCAGGACAAAACTTAGGAAAGAATACAACTTGGAAAGTTTTAAATAGAAAAATATTTCAAAACGAAAAAGTTACAAAAGTATTTCACAATGCAATGTATGACGTTTGTTGGATACGTGCAGCCACTGGCATGATGTTAAAAGGACCTGTTTATGATACGATGATTGCAGCTTCTATAATTGATGAGAACAGACAAAGATACAGTTTAGATTCTCTAGCAAAAGATTATTTAAATGATAACAAATACAAATATGATTTAACAGATAAAGCAAAAGAACTTCATGGTATATCTGATCCCATGACTAACATGCACAAACTGCCTTATGATTTAGTTGCAGATTATGCAGAGCAAGATGTATTACTTACACTAAGACTTTGGAATAAGTTTGAAAAAATAATTAAAAATCCAATAGGCACGGAATCAAAAAGTAAAAAAACTTTAGAAAACATATTTGATATTGAAACAAGATTATTTCCATGTCTTGTTGACATGAGATTTTTAGGAGTAAGAGTTGATGAAGAAAAAGCAAAAACATTTGGTGAAACTCTTAAGAAAGAACAAGCTGAAATATTAAAAACAATTAAAAAAGAAACTGGTCTTGATGTTGACATTTGGGCTGCTGACTCTATTCAACCTTTATTAGACCACCAAAAGATTACAGATTATAAAACTACACCTAAAACAGGACGAGCTAGTATAACAAAATTATACTTAGAATCACATACAAATAAGTATTTAAAAATGATTGCAAAAGCTAGACAGTTAGATAAATTATTCAACACTTTTGTGACTGGTATTTTAAAATTTATACACAAAGGCAGAATACACGCAGACATAAATCAAATAAGATCAGACCAAGGTGGAACAGTTACAGGTAGATTTTCTATGCGTAATCCTAACTTACAACAAATTCCAGCACGAAGTGAATTAGGTAGTAAGATAAGAGAATTATTTCTACCAGAAGAAGGACACAAGTGGGGATCATTTGACTACTCACAACAAGAGCCTAGACTGGTTGTGCACTATGCTTTGAAAAATGGCTTTCATGGAGCTGAGGAGATGGCCGAAGAATATAATGAGGACCCAAGCACTGATTTTCACAAAATCGTAGCGAGAATGGCTAAAATTACCAGGAAACAGGCAAAAACTATTAACCTAGGTTTATTCTATGGAATGGGTAAAAATAAATTAGCTAAATCTTTAGAATTAGAAAGCGACGAAGCAAAAGAATTATTTGAAAAATATCATAGTCAAGTACCTTTTGTTAGAAAACTTTCACAAGGCCTGCAAGACTTTGCAGAAAAAAATAAAAATATCTACACACTAGAAGACAGGTTTTGTAGGTTTGATAGATGGGAACCTATTAACAAAGAATGGAATCCAGAGAAAGGTATATTTGAAATAAGTGAATACAAAGAAGTAGATGGTGTAAAACAAATAGTTAAATCACCTGTGCCTATTTTAAAAAAAGAAGAAGCAGAAAACAGATATCTTGCAGAGCTTACTAAGAACTCTCAACCAGGAGATCCTAACTGTGAGTATTTTGATAAACATTACAGGCCAGCATTTACATACAAAGCCTTGAATAGATTAATACAAGGGTCTGCAGCAGATATGACAAAAAAGGCTATGGTAAAACTGTATGAAGCAGGTATTATACCACACATACAAATTCATGATGAGCTTTGTTTTTCTATACAGAACGAAGACCAGGCTGCTAAAATAAAAAACATTATGGAGACTGCGATTAAATTAGAAGTACCAAACAAGGTAGACTACGAATCCGGCCCTAATTGGGGCCAAATAAAATGATAAATTATGGCTTACTTAAATGCTAATATTCCTGTACAATACGCACAAATAAAAAGGGAGTATTTATATGATCTCAAAAAACATCATGGAGAAGTTGAAGACTGCATTATCTTCGGTATTAGCTGTATTACAGGTCGCGCTATCTTATGGCACGCACTTATGGAAAATGGCGCAATCTTTTATCGTCTCCCAATTACGGCTTTTATTCAACGTGGTTATGACCCCAAGTCTGTTCCACCCAAGAGACTTGATGAACTGGAGCTTTGGAATTCTTTTAGTTATTATCCTGCTGTTACTACTTATGATATTTTAGGTGGACAACACGGAAAATATATAGGTAAAGATAAAAAATGGCATCACGGCAGTTATTTATTTACCGTTGACTTTGCACATCCAGAGAGTAATATAGTAGACACCGATCATTCGGAAGTACCGCACGAACATAAGTGCGCTCATATATTGGCGTTGGATGACGGCAATTATGCGGCTCAGCCAAACAATAGATTAATCTGGGACATCCCTTCATTTACAGTTAAGGATGAAACTCCTGACTGGAAAGTACAAACTAATGAATGGAATGTAGAAGACTCAGGTAAATGGAAAACTGAAGACACCGACAATTTCTTTTATGAGATTGAAGAAAAAAAATGAGGATAGTAAATGAACCTAGCAGATTTATTAAAAAAGAATTTTGTATTAGTACCCGTAGTAGCTTCAGTGCTAGTCGGTACATTTACTGGCGTTCGTTATATTGTTAATCTTACAGATACTATCAACACTAATCAGCAAGAAATCGTAGATCTTAAAAGAGATTTAAAAGTTGCTGAAGATAAAATTGTAGATCAAAACACAAGACTAACTTCTGCAGAATCTACATGGCAGATGGCAGAAAATTTATACAGGCAATTAGCAGATCAAGTCAGAGAACATGACTATGATATTAAGGATTTAAACAGGTAATGTATGGAGGTTCTCAGGATGAATTATTATTTTACAGGATTAATTATTCTAGCTCTTACAATTTTAGCATTGTTTGTGGAACCTGCGTATCCTAAAAACGAATATCTTAACGACTATGGTGTAAGATGTGGAGAGTTTGAAATAAGAACTGATAAAAGAGAAACTGATTATAATTATTCTGACAGTAGCAGTAATGAACAACAATATTTAAGTTTTACTTATAGAAAATATTTAGGCACAGATTGTAAAACAGCAAAAGAAAACGTAGCAATCAAACAACAATTAGAACTTATGAAAATGTGCGGTAGGGTAAATAGTAATCCAAGTCTAGCACTTAACTCTAATTTTGATTTGTTAGTATCTAAGTGTAGAGGTGTAACTCCTGCAAGAGATAACACTAGACCTGAAAATGCTAAAAGTCTTTGGGATAATATGAAAGATGAGTATAAAAAAGAGAACCCAGATGTTAATTTAATGGGAGATAAGTTCATAAATTCAGGAAAAACCAAATTGGACAAGGGTGGATTGAAAATACCTCCAAAAGATTATATACTTCCACTACCAAAACCAAAAATAAATGAGTAAGAAACCTTTAAATATAAGTGAAGAAGCAGCTGTACAGATGCCGATGAAAACGGTTGCCTCTCTGATTTTACTCGTCGCAGCCGGCGTGTTCGCATACACCGAGTTGACGGCCAGGTTAGTTTCACTAGAGACGTCACGTGAGCTGTTTGAAAATGATTTATTAAAAAAATCTGAGCAGATCCCTACGGACCAGGAACAACATTTTTTAATCGAGGATCTTTATAAGACCGTTGAAAAAATGGAGGCAACTCAAGAGATGAATATGACAAACAAAGTTAATATAGAATTTTTAAGAGAACAATTAGAAAAACTTCTAGAAGATGTAGAAGAATTAAAAGATAAGGTAAGAGCAAATGGCAACGGGACGCATTAATAGAAAAGTATTAGATCATATCGCACAAATAAACAAAGAGAATAAAGCTGCGAGTCTAGCAAAAGATTTAAAAAAAGAAGTTGAAACTGGCAAGCATGGTACACAAAAATATGTTATCAAGCAAGGTGAAAACAAAGGTAAAACAGTATGACAGAGTTAGTGGTAGCCCTACTTATGATTGTACAGGGAGAGATCAAGGAAGCACGTATTCAACCGTCGATGTCTGAATGTTTGAAAGGCAAGAGAGTTGCAAAACGTGGTTTAAAAATTGATGGACATGTCAAGTACCAGTGCATAAAATCTATGGCAGAATTAGAGTCAAATATTGATGGATCTTTATCTATAAAGAAGTTAATATTAGAGTAATGAAAATTACAGCAGAAATAGTTAATGGTAAATGTCCTACATGTACTGAGTTTACTATGTTAGTTGGACTTACAAAAGAAATGTATAGATGTATGAATTGTGGTGCCGATCTTCAACAGCACGTAAATGGTAAGATAACTTATTTACCACATATAACTAGACCTGAACATGCAGATGTTTTTGTAAAAGAGTGGTCTGAATGAAAAAAGCCAAAGGACTATACGCAAAAGTTGCACACGAGCCCATATTTCATAAAACCTCAATTGGACGCAACCCTAGCTTGTGTAAAATGAACAAAAGTAAGCGACGTATGCATAAAAAATATCGTGGCCAAGGCCGTTGACATTATCCTAAAATATCCTATATTATAAATATGAAAGAAAAAATAATAACAATAAAAGTAAATGACGCATTGCCTGGTCAATGGTCTAGTCTGTTGTTAGAACTTAACTTAATGAAACAAGCATGGAAATCATACGGTGTTGATGTAAATATAAAAGCACCTGGTTTCAAAAGTGTTTTGAATCACGGAACAAAAGTACATGACGACACAAAAAGAAATAGACGAAGCAGCAAATAACTGGAATAAAACTAAAGATCCACAATACAAAGATCTTTGGTATAAATTAATAAAGGAGTATGTAAATGGAGCTAATTATTTTAAACGACGGATTGTATCAATTAATTCCGTTGTCAAAGCAAATGATGGAACATGTGTCTTTATTGGAACCAGTAAATTGCATGGACCTGTGCGAGATACTAAGACTAAAATTAACAGGATACGTCGACACACTAAATCTACACATCATGAATGATGGTAGTGGTAGTCTAGTTGGCTGTATGTGTAGATAAAATTTGAAAGCTCAAGGGCGTCCATATCTTGCCAATGGCATTTCCCTGTACGTTAGCGATCATGGGTAAAACCTAGCAACCTGGAGTTTGGCCGGCTGTAAGTACGTGCACGGAAAGCAGTCGGTTTTATATGAATAGACCTACCCTAAAGAGGGAAAAAGTAAGGGTAGGTAATGGTGAGAAATTATCTCGCTGTACCATTATTCTGCCACAATGTCAAATCGTATTCTCTGGAGTGCAGTAAAACTTAACAAACATATTGTATTGATTAACATCTGTTCGTCCTATTTCTTTCATTTTTTTTAATGATTCTTCATAACCAAACATCAAGCAATCATATTGCGTATTAAACCCTTCAGGCCATTCGTATGGCTCTAAACAAGTACCTGCGACCTGTGAACAAATGATTAAACTTAATAATATTTTCATTGACAATCCTATAATATCACCTATATAAAGGTACTTAACTATGAAAGGAAACGCATGACAAACATGTTAAAATATAAAAATGTTTCTCTAACAAAAGAAACATACGCTACTTTAGAAAAGTTATCAAAGGTATTATTGCCCGATGCTAAATTGTCTGTAGCAAAGACCATTGAATCAATTGCAAATGAGAAAGCGAAGAAGTTAAATGGAAAAATTAAAAAAAGCTAAAGTAACTATAACCGTCTGCCCGACTTGTAAGGGCAATGGATATTTAAAAGTGGCAACAGAAATGGGAGATACAATACACCAATGTTGGGATTGTGACTCGGAAGGGGAATTTTATGAAGTCGATGATATGGGTTGGGTTGATGATGGTACTTCTGACAGCTTGCACTAATAAGTTTGATGGGTTTGATCCTGCAACATCCACATTAAGATGGATAATAACACAGGATAAGAAATGATTCATGAAACAGATAGGGCTTATATAGCTGGACTTTTTGATGGTGAAGGGTCAATACATTTTAAAAGAAGTATAGAGAAGAAAAAAAGACATAAAGGTAAACCTGGGTATAGAACTACAAATGCTATGCGTATTAATATGGAGATAACAATGACAGATCAATCTGTATTAATCTGGGTCCATGAAGTTTTAGGTGTTGGAACATTAACTCCTAAACCTATAAAAGGAAAACGTAAAGATGGTACACCTTATCTTAAACAATACCGATGGCGATGTGTATTTCGGGATGCATACTATGTATGTTGTTTAATCTGGCCTTGGGCTCACACTAAATTACCTAAAATACAACAGATTATAGACCACTATGACAAAGATATGATTGGACCAAATCATAAAGACTGTTATCCTATTAAGAAAAATGCTGAGATTATAAATTTAAAATTATACAAGGAGACCAAAAATGTTGGACAGGATAGTATATAGTAGTTTACACTTTATAATGAAGTGGGCAGGCACATTAAATAGTTGGGCCTGGCGTAAACATGCTCGAATATTAAGAACTAAACAAAGTAAAGAAATGCAAGATTTAATCAGACACCAAGAAAATTTTGAATATTTAGAGGAGTTAAAAAGAAAACTATGACAACTAACATAAACATACAAATATTTAATTGGGGACCATGTGTAATTAGAATGAAGATTACAGATGAATTTAAAAAATTATTTTTAAGTGAAGCTGAGAAAAATAAAATAGATTACACAGATAAATTAGCTGGAATCTTGGATAAAGAAACCGGTTATGGTGAAGAATCTAAAGCTGTTATACTACCTTCTTTGTCAGAATGTCTAGGTGTATATAACCAAGCTTATGAAAGATATATTAATAAACCTTTTGATAAGGTACCGGAGTATATATTATCTGCGATGTGGATAAACTATCAGAAAGCGAATGACTATAACCCGCCACATGATCATGATGGTAAGTTAAGTTTTGTAACGTATCTGTCTATACCTGAAGAATTAAAAAAAGAAAACGAAGCTTATAAAGGCAAGAGCTGTGGTCCTGGTGGCATACAGTTTTTATATGGTAATGGACCTAGAGATTGTGTAACCTATATGTCTTTTTTTCCTGAAGAGAATGATATGTTTATATTTCCTGCATGGTTGAAGCACTATGTTGCACCATACAAGTCTGATGTAACTAGAATATCTGTTAGTGGTAATGTACATGATTCTGCGCCACTAAATAATATAGTTAATTTTGCGCCTAAATATTTAAAAGATAAAAAATGATGAACGACGAAGACATTGCTGAGTATCATAACATTGGTCGAAAGATTAAGAAAAGTGAGAAGTATACCTATGTTGATGCGACACGTACCGAGGAACACGGAACAAGGCTCTATGATGTAAATGGTTCTAGACTTCCTAGTGTAACTACGATATTAGGGCGTACCAAAAATCAAGAATTTATAAAAAAGTGGAAGGCCAAAGTCGGTGAAGCAGAAGCAGAACGAATCAAAAATTTATCTAGTAGTAGGGGGACAGCTATGCATAAATTCCTGGAGCATTATATACTCGGAACTGGCTACGATGATCTTACAGAACTCGGACAGAAGGCGAAAACCATGGCCAAAAAAATTATTGACGTGGGTCTCACACCGATTGATGAATGGTATGGTTCGGAAGTTACGTTATATTACCCGGGCCTATACGCAGGCTCAACAGACCTTGTCTGTTTACATAACGGCCGTGAGACTGTTGTTGACTTCAAACAAAGTAATCGTCCGAAAAGGGAAGAATGGATCGAAGATTATTACTTGCAGATTGCAGCGTACGCCATGGCCCATGACTACGTACACAACTCCAAGATTGAACAAGGAGTTATCATGGTATGCACGCCTGACCTATATTATCAAGAGTTCAAAGTCGAAGGACCTGAATTAAGACGTTATAAACATGAGTTTTTGAAAAGATTGGACATGTATTATGACCTAATGCATGACGAGAAAGAACGAACAACACCAATGAAAGCGGAGGATTTTAAGTGAGTAAAAAGGGTTGGTTAATTTTTAAAATTAAAAGTTTAATTTTAAAATGTAGACTGAAAGCTAAATTTTTATTGGCTATAAAACTAAGAAATAAACTAAAGGAGATGGTATGAAGGTACATGGATACTACATCGATAAACACGGATCATGGATCTTGTATGAAACTAAAAGTGGTAAGATAATAAAAAGGAGAATGAAATGAATGAACAACTTAAAAAAGTTTTAACTTACAAATATAACTCTCAAGTTGAAGATGCAAAGTACAAGATAAAACTTTACAGCGACCAAGAGTTAATAATACCTGAGCACCCTGACATTACAGGAGAGGTAGACAAATTATTAGAAATAATTGCACAAGCAGAAGAGAAGATGGCGGTAATCGAGCTACATTATGGCGAAAATGAGGCAGAAAAACAAGTTCTCTAGGGTTCGCAAATTGATTCTAGGGTTCGGGATTGCAGTTTTACCCTTCGCAGCGCGAGGGGTAAATTTTACAAAAAGGGCTGTAGTTTAGAATGGTTCTAAGAAAAAGGGTTTTTTCAAGAAAATCCCGAGGGGTAAATAAAAATCCCGAGGGGTCCCCGAGGGGTAGCGCGAAGGCTAGAAGTGTTGATTTATAACGATCCCGAAACCTGCGAGGGGTAAATCTGGAAAAAAAGTTTTTTTCTGAAGTTGGGTACAAAATTATTTGTAGGTATCGGGGTATTGAATTGTGTTCAAAATGTGGCAGCTAGACTGATTTGAATTCTTGTATTATAAGATTGTATGCCTAAGAAAAGAAGAAAAGCTATCATCACTGAAACAACTCCGGATATACCTTTTCAAAAGGTTAGAGTGGAGTGGATCGATTGTGTTAGTGACTCTGGCTGGGCTACCGACAAAGAGTTTGATAAGATGAAACTTGCAAGACCTGTTAATGAAGGTTGGTTATATTCTAAAGATGATAAGTCTATAAAATTATTTGCGTCTTACGATAAAGATGATGATGGTATTACTTTTGGGGATCGGACGATGATTCCTCGTCAATGGGTGAAGAAGATTCAGAAGTTATAATAGATGGAGTTACATCAATTATCTGTGCATAATCGTCTAAGATTTGTTTCATTTTTGCTTCTAGCTCTTGTTCTGATAGGTCCTCTAGTTTTCCTGTTTTTATTATTTTTCTATCTATGTATAGGCCTGCTGCTTTTCCTCTGTTTGCTTCCGCATTCACTGCTGAGGAGAATGATCCTTTTTTTAAAGCAGCCTCTCTAAGTCTAGCAAGTTCTGCAACGTGACCTTCATAAGTCACTTCATGTTTTCTAAGTCTTTCTTCTTTTAGTTCACCAATATATTTTACAACAAGTGGAGAATATTTTGGATTAGTTAGTTCCGATCCTTCACGCATAGCTCTGTCCTTGCTGTACCCAGCAGCGATAGCAGCTTCACGTTTAGTCATTGGTCCATCAGGTCCACCGAATACTAAAAACTCAGCGAATCTTTGTTGCATTTCTGTTAATCTTTTTGGTACACCCATAGTTGACAATTTAAGGGAACTATCCTATAAAGTCAAGATATGAAAGATGATCGAGGAGACTTAGATTTAACTAAACAAATAGATAATTTAAATGCTAGAGTTGAAGGCATGCAGTTGTTAATGGGTTTGCAGAAAGACCAATTATGGAAACAAAGATTGTTAGCTTCAGAATTAGAAAAAGCAAATAATTTATTGCAAGGTTATAAAAAAGTGATACAGGATTTATCTGACAAGTTAAGAAGAAAAGATTCATGAGAGTACAAGACTTGCAACTATTCTTAAGTGGTTTTACAAAAGGTTCCGACGCAGTAAAAAATGCAGTTATCTATGTAGAGGTAAAAGGAAAGTTACATGCTATCCGAAGAATGGAAGTGCACGAAAACGCAGTTCCAATCATAGGCCAGCCAGGTCATAGTGCACACAGATTAGTTTTAAAAACTGAAAAACCTTCTAAACTTATCTTGCCAGAAAAGCTTCAACAGGACTACTAAGTTCCCTTGAAACCAGAACAAAAATTATATGCAAAAATTAAAAAATCTATACCTAAAATTTCGTGGATACGACTTGAAAATCTTAGCTTATCCGGCACTCCTGATCTATTGGGGTATAATAATAATGGTCACTTTTTCACTGTAGAACTAAAGGTATGCAAGGGGAATAAAATAAGGTTCTCACCACACCAAATTGCCTTCCATGTACGCCATCCTAACAACTCATTTATCATAGCAGAGTCCCTTGATCAAAGGTGCTTGAAACTTTTTCCAGGGTCCATGATCCAGGAGCTTGTTGCTTGCGGCTTGGCGCTTGAACCTCTGTGCTTGGGGCTTGATGCTTGCCGCTTGAAGCTTGAATCTCTCTGAGCTTGTTGCTTGAAGCTTGACGCTTTAGGCCCGGACCAGGACGAACGCTGATTCCCAGCCGTCGCCGGTTCTTTGCTAATTGCCTGATCCGATATTCCACGCGGGAATTTTTTAATGTTTTCCATAACTAACAGTTTTGATTGAGGCGTCCCAGCATTGTCTGCAGTCTCTGCACTCATTGTTTTGTTTTGGGGCCGGGCAGCTGGCGTTGCTGTTAACAACCTCCGAACTGTTAGGCCAGGAAGCAGGCGCCCGCTGGTCAACCATGGGCGCACTGAACCTTATGACTAAATTGTCAGGTTTGCCATCGAGGTGATCTTTGATCCACGCTTCCCGGGTTGGCATCCAATGCTTCTTTGAAGGTGTGAGCTTGCACACTTCATAAATTTTATTTAAATGATTTAGATCTTGTACATCTCCTGAATCATGCCATCTAAACACGTCAGGCTTTTTTGAATTAATTAATGTTGCCATAGCTTCAACCCATTGCGGTGAGCTAATGGCCTTCAGTCTTCTGTATTGCGCTTCTTGTACAACCTTAAAAACATAACAGCCTTTAAGAGCATAACAATCGTAACAGACTGAGCCCTTCACCTGCTGCAGCTTGCCGCCAGTTTTGCATTCTTTAGCCGGTATACCAATTGACCAGCCAGGCATTTTTGATGGCTTGCTTAGTCCTCCGACCAGCTGCCACGCTTCACTTGTTTTCATTTTACTTTCTCCTTTAGTTTATAGGATACTATATCATTATATAAACGTCTTGTCAAGCTTGAAGCTTGGCGCTTGCAGCTTGCCGCTTGGTGCTTGTAGCTTGGGCCTTGAGCCTCGAGCCAGCGCCAATGGTTTATCAAAATTTTGTTGTACTCTTTTTCAATATTTGTTTTCATAATTTCTTTCTGTTGATCAGTCACTATGCTACGTAGGCGGGCCTTCCAGTTTGCAACCTTACCGGGCCATGCATATACGCATCGCGACCTATGTTCTAGTGTTAATTCTCACAGTCAATAATGACTGATCCCAGATCCACCGGCACAGTTTTCTCTGTGGTTTCCCAGTGGATCAGGGATCAGGACTAGTGTTTGTGTCGGAGCAACCCAGTTTCGTTCTAGTCAATAATCCTACTTGCTTTTGTAGGTGCAAGTCCCCAGAATATTTATAGTTTTGTTTCAGCGATAAATATTCAAATGAGGCTGAACGTCATATATAATCCTTGACAATCCCTTTGTCAAGTGCTAATTTCAAATCATGCAAAATAAAATAAATAACCAAGAAAGAGGAAACATGACTAAAATAAGAATGAATACAGAGTTAAGAAACAAACTCTTTAATAAGATCAAACACACGTTTGAGAATGAAGATACGCAAGAACGAGAGGCATATCTTCAAGCAAGAGAGAGTGTAGATCATCACTATAAATATGCAAGTGAACTTGCAAAGTTAGTAGTTGAAAGAGCATATCCAAAAGAAGATGTTTCAACACTAAGACACTTCAAAAAGAAATATGGAAATCCTTGTGATGTTGTTGCTAAAGATAAATGTTTTTATTTTTCACACAATGAAGATGTTGATGATGACGGCGACACAAAAGAAACTAAATCACATTTTGATTTTAGTTTGTTTGGTAATCTCAAAAGATTGCAACCCAGATATATATGCTCAACAAAATGAGAATAAAGATAATCCACACAAAACAAAGCATGTTGAAGAATGTTCAAAGGCACTTGGATATAGTGGTTATCATTCTTCTAATAATAATATTGGTATGGCAAAAAATTTTGACGACCAATACTATCTTGATGTTATTGGAACTTCTTACTGTCGTTCACGTGCTATCGCTTGTACTAAAGATGAGTACGAACAATTTGAGGCATGGCGAATTGCAAAAGGCAATTTAGTTTCCAAACATCAAACATGGATTGATACAATTCAAAAACAATGCGATCAGTTAAAGATTGGATTGAAAGCATACAGATATCTAAGTGAGGGTATTGAACTTGCAACCGAACTTGGTATTGAACTTGATGAGGCAGAGTTAATTAGAACTAACTCTACTGGTTTGACTATCTACAATCCAAGCAATCTTGCTAGTATGATTAAAGGTATGAAGAATAAGAACCAAACAAGAGAGGCGAAGATATTGGCTAGAAAACAATATGAAGAAAGTCTAAATTAATAGTTGACTTCCTATCCTACTTAATGTAGGATAGGAACAGAAAGAGAGAAATAAATATGACTAAAACATTTTACATAACTTATTGGGCTAGTAAGCATAAGAAACATATTACTAGACAAGGTAAGCACGACGACAAAAGCAGATATGGTACATCAAAAAAAGGTGTGCCTTACTATGTGTACTACGACTTAGATAGTCATGGTTA